CTTCTGCCGTTTGCCATTCACTCATCGGAATCCCTGTCGCTATTGCTAGCGAGATTAAGATTCTGTTGATGGATCCTGACTCATGGCTTTTGGGCTATCTGTCTCTCCAACCGTAACTTCCGCTACGTTTTCCATCCAGACTTCGAAACTTTTAACAGGCTTTCCACCTGCTTCGCGCTTCATTGCGTGATAAGCCAAGAACATTAGATCCCACATTCCGATGTTATCTTGTGCCTGACCTATCGTCTTATTTACTGCCTTTTCCCATTTCGCCCATTCTGGTGGCTGGCAAACATAAGTTTCCTTTTCACCTGAATTAAATTCGATTAAGATAGGTAGTTTCATTTCTTTGCTCCCTTAGTTAGTTCTTACGAGAATGTCTCTGTAACTTCGCCCTTAGCGACCTTGAATGTGAAATCAACTGTTTGCGCATCTGTTCCTGAACCGCCAGCAGTTGGAAATTCTGGCTTAATTGGAAATACGAATTGCGCACCTGTTGCAGCAGTTAGTGTAACTGAAATATCTGTATCTGGTGCTGTCTCTGCTGCTGTCCATAGTGCTTCGCATACTGAGTTAGCCTTACCCCAATCTGCGAGCATAGATAAAGCAAATGTGCCTTCAATGTTTACAGTCTTATATGCTTCGCCGTCTAGAGTCTGGTATGTCTCACGAACGTTTGTCTTTGTTAGAACTGCGCTAGTCGCTTGTGCTTCGATATCTGTTCCACCTGTGAAAGATAGAGAAATATCGCGACCTGTGATTACTGTGGTTGCCATTATTTATCCTTAGTTTGTTTGTGTGTAGTAAGTGGAAACTCTGATATCGGCAACCAAAACGTTTGATGCACCGACCTGAGTAACTGTGGGTTTTTCTACTGCTCCAATGGTGTAACCAACTGGTATAACCTTTAGAACGCTCATTACTAACTGCTCCAAGTTGTCCAAGGATGCAGCGTTATTGTTATATGCCACTCCGCATGAAATGACCAGATTGATCTTCGTGTGAAGTGTTGATTTGTTAATAGTCTCTAATTCTAAATATGGGGAATCTGGAACGTTTACGCAAAACGGAACGCTTGGAGTCTCTGGCACGAACGCATAAACATTCGCTGCAACTGTGCTTAGCGCATTAGATAATGGCGTGCGAACTGTGTCTAAAATCGTGGATGCTGGCACTATTGCGCAATACTCTCTACGTCAATATACGAACCTAAGAGACCAGACACCCTATTGAAGAGTGACCTACCTAACCTGTATGGGCTCACGTTTGTGAAGTCCACGCCTTCCATCTGTCCGCCTGCTTGGTTGCGAGATGTAAAGACTTCAACTGATACTGCTAAAACCGCTTGCTCAACTGCTGGATTTCCAACGTAATTAGCCGCATTAGTAAGCGTTGCTGTTCCTGCTGGAATAATGTTTTTAAATAGCACGTCTGCGTTTGTAATGTTGCAGGTAAATTCGAACTGGGCATCTCCTGTTTCGTACAAGGTTGTGCCATCGAATGGAATTACATTTACATTTTGAGCATTAACTATGCGTGTTCCGTTAAATGGTGAACCGCATCCAGCAATAACTACGCTTGAACCCTCTGTAAATTCATGTGGAAGTGTTGTGTAAATTGTTGCAATGTTATCTGTGAGTTTAACTGATTGAATTGGAACGCTAAAAGTTGTAAGCATTGGCAGGATAACAATCTCTGCTGCATCTATGCAGTCATCTAAAACTGCATCATTGTAAAGAGAACTGGACACGCCAAGAACGCTTCTAAGAGCACTTGCTGTAATAATTGTTGGCATGTCCAGTCCTTTCGTACTGCTGGGGGAGCGATCGGGAGCAACCGCCCCCCCATGATTAGTTGATTACGCTACGTTTAACTTACGGAACGCTGCTGGGTAGCGATTAACTACTGCTGCATAACCGTAAAGTCCGATTTCCAACTGACCGTTTGCAACTACGTTTGCGCGAAGTTGGATAGTGCCTGATTCATGGAATCGCATTGCGTTTGATGGGTAAACTAGTGCGTGCTTAGCGTTTGCATCGTCACCTGTGTAATTAGGATCTACAACGAGTGAAAGTCCTGCGACTGTTCCTGCTGTTGAACCTTGTGAAATAAGACCTGCTGCGTTTTGTGGAGCAGCAGCGGCGAATAGTGGACGGTTTGAACCATCAACTGCACCTAGAAGACCTGAGAAGTCGATTCCGTCTTCGCCACCTGTTGTAGCAACCAATAGACGGTTTGGAGTCATGCGCATTACGCCAAATGAATCTGCAATTCCAAGAGCGATTGCCTTGTAGATTGAAGATGAAGATGATTGTGTTGCGTTCTGTGCAGCAATTTGTGCAGCGTATGCATCTGTCTTCTGTGCATAAGATGCAGCCAATTCGCGAAGATATAGGTCAAGGAAACTTGGGTCTGAACGGTCTACGAGTTCTAGATCGAGTTTACCAGCGCCAGCGAACTTAACTACTGTGTCTTCTTGGAATGTTACTGCTGTATCTTGTGATGCAAATTCTGCACCTTCGGCTGTTACGCCTACGATTGCTTGAGCACCTAATTTTGGAGTGAAGATTTTCATTCCAGATGCAGGTAGTGCTGCTGTTTCAATGCTTGAAATAAATGGACGTGAGTTATCGATAATGCCAATTACATCACGAAGATATGTTGGAGGAACCATACCTGTGTTTTCTGCAACTGTTGCAACAGCAAGAGCAGCAAGAAGATCGCGTGCATCTGCATCGCCGCGTGATGCTGCGAGTTGTGCCTTTGCAACTTGACCTGCTGTTACGTTTAGATCGATGCGTGGAGTTGTATACGCTACTGGAGCGTTAGCAGTTACTACAACTGCTTCTGACTTTGAGGCTTCAACCGCTTCGGTTGATGTTGCCTCTGAAACGGTTTCGGACACTAGGTCTTCTCCTTCTGATTGGGTTTGGGTTTGATCCTGAACTTGTGGTTCAGAAATTTCTTCTACTGCATTCTCGCTTGCTGCTACGCGCTCAACGCGAGCAGAATTTATTGCTGGATCTGTTACTAATGAGACCTCGTGTACTGTCGCACTTGTAATAACCATTACACCGTCTTGGTTATCCCATGCGTTTACTTTTACGCCTACGCTAAATCCATCGCGTAGTCCTGTGCTTGCTTCTTCGATTGCATCATCCGCTGAAAATGTTTTAGCAAGTCCAAATGTGGCTTGCACATCGCTTGCTGTAATTTCATGGCTCTTTAGGAACCCAATCGGTCTTGTACGATCATGCTCTAGGAGCAGTTTCGTCTTCTTGTTAAATGTTAATGAGTTAGGCGCGAAGATTGTCTCTCCTGCGCTTGTGTAACCCTTTTCGCCCCATGCAACGATGCGACCTGAAATCTCGCGCTTGCCAGCATCGGCAGCGAAGACATTAGATGAGAAGTTAATTTCCATTGTTGATTAGGTCTTCTTCCTCTTGAATCTGTTGAACCGACATTGCGCCGATTCTGTTAAGAATTTCGTAAACTTGCGCTCGCTCTAATGCTGAACCACGAAGGAAGTCGTCTAAATCAAAACGCACAACCTGTCCTGCTGGGACGAAATCCGCAAAACTGAGCCTCTGTTCAATACATGTGAGAATCGGGCGAAGCGAGAAGTCCAACAAGCCTTTTCTTTCTGATAACGCATTTGAATAAGTCATAGATGTAGTTTCAGCACTAATAAAGTAAGCAGGAATGCCTGCCTGACGTGCGATTTCTAATGCGACGTACTGGCGAGCCTCTGCAAGTTGTAAAGATGCTGGATCGAAGCCAAGCACTTCTAGATTAACGTCTGCGTTTAAAAATGCTGTGGAGTTATCTTGGCGAGACTTCGACCAACTATTGATAAGCGAGCGAATGCGCTCTGCTGTTAGGTTTGTGCCGTTAGATTTTAATACTGTTGCTGGAACTGGATTCTTTGCATAGTTTAGTGCAGCCTTTTCTAACCAGACTGCCGCATTAACTGTTCGACCTGCTCTAGATCCAAAACCTTCATCTAATCCTTGGAATGCGATAACACTTCCAACCCCAGATAAGGGAGCGCGCTTGCCTTGAATTGTGTAACCAATAATTTCAGTCTGCATTGCGTTATATTCTGGAGATACCCATTCGAATGGAATGCGTGTCCAATCTTGAATGCGACCATCTGCGTAAAGTTCATTTACAACGCCATAACCTACGCCGTAATACCAAATATCGAATGCTAAAAATGAATAAACTACTGATCCAGCAATTCTGCGATCTGGTTGGTTAATGCAGCGATTTGCTTCTACATGTTGCCCAGTAGATTTAATGTAAACTTCTTTGGGAAGCGTTCCAATGGTTGATGTAATGATTCCACGAGCGCGTGCAACGGATGGAACAGTAAGAGCCTGAGCAGCAGCAACGAAAGTATTACCATCTAGCGCTGCAATTAAATTACTTACTTCGAATGGCGCAAGAGAAGCAGCCACATCGATTTGCTGTCCGATTTGTGGCGCTTTAGTTGTAAATAAGTCTTTGATTCCCATTAGTGGTTAATTATACACTAATGTCCGATTTATCCTATAATAATATCTACTTCCGTTTCTGGGCGAGTTGCGAAGTGGCTAACCATTGCCATGGCAACAGTTGCGCAAATTGTAGCGTTACTTGCTTTTCTTCCTAAATACCAGCCGCCATCTTTAAATGGCAATTTAACAGCACTAAGAGCCTGAGCAGTTAGTTCCTGTTGCTGCGTATGAATCAATCTGCCCGATGTAATCGCTGAAAGCATTTCGTCGCACGCTTGCCCATATAACGCGCCATCGATCGGATAAGTCTGGATACCTGCTGGCGCTAAACGTGCTGCAACTGCTCCTGCTGTTTGCTTAGAGTAGGCAACCGTCTGTGTCTGATACTTTCGCACCCAGTCTGCTATCTCATTAGCCATTTGCTTATCGTCTAGGTTTACTGGATTACTAAACGTTGCAAGTAATGCCACTATAAATTGATCTCCGCGCTGTTGGGCTGCCATTAACGCGCCCTCTTGGCGATTCGGGCTTAAATCTATTGCCATCCATGTAGTCGCTTCTCGATCTAACTTGGCTTCGGCATCTGCGCATGCTTCCCAGTTCGTAGGATTGATTGCAGGATTTACAACTGATACCCATTGGCATAAAACTTCTGTTCGAATAATAGATTCATCATCATTGAGAACTGCGCGTAAATTATCTGGATGCACCGTATAGCCAAGCGACGGATTTGCTTGCCTTGCACCTTCCCAAAATGCAGCAGAATCATCTATTGGAGTCTCTGGCGGAGCAGACCATTCGAACCAAGCAATTTGATCCACGCTTCCAGCAATAGCGGCAACTGCACGCTCGCGTAGTTTGTTCAGCACTAAACTATGTTGGTCTCCAGCATTGCTGAGAACTAAAGTCATAGGATTCTTGGAACTCATCTGGGTATAACGCATCGAAGACCAAACATCCATGTCTTTATATTCGCGCACTTCATCCATGTAGATAGTATCAACCGCGGCAATACCGCGTGCTGCTGAGTTATTGGCTCGAACTAAATAACGCTCGCCAGACTTTAGTCGGATTTCCTGAGATCCTTTAGATTCGAACTTCTTGCTAAACCTTGCTAAGAGTTCTGGCGTGGATTGGATTATCTGGTCAATCTTGTAAAAGATTTCAGATGAGGTTGTAAGTTTGTGAGCCGTTGCCACTTGTAACTTTTCGCCTAGTTCGTACATCTTGAAAAGAATGAGCAGCGACATGAATGTGGACTTACCTTGCTGGCGGCTAAGCACAATTCCAACTTCAGATGCAGCCCAGCGCTGATCTTCTTTATATTTTAAAACCTCATAAGCGAGTAGTTCTTGCCAAGGTAGCAGCGGCATATCGATTCTTTTGCAGAATTCTATGAACTGCTCACCTTTAGACGGTAAATCTAGGCTCTTTGTGCGTATGCGTGGCTCTGTGATGCCTCTAATTCCGCTTGTAAGGCTATTTGAGCCTGTTTGGGCTGATTCAAGCATATCTAGTCGGATTCATCCTGATAGTGGCTAATCGAGTCGTTTTTGGGGGT